GGCTTGATGTCGGGTTGGTCTTTCTTCACAACCGCACGATGCTCCTTCATGAAGAGGTGATACCCCGAGAATCGGGGCTTCTTCTCCTTCTTCACAACCTTCTTGTTCGTCTTGACGGATGCGAGCATCTCGGTCAAAACATCGTTAATCTCATCGGTGAGAAGCTCCTTGGATTCAAGAGTGTTCTTCACCTCAGAGAGCGTATCACGTTGAACATCGTTCATGCAGTTAATCATGGAGGTCATGTAGGTAGTCATGGACGCCATTGTTGGTAGCAAATGGATTTTTGTTAACAATTTGTAAGTGTTGTGTCGATTGTTTGTAAGTATCGTAACAATTGTATGTTGTTTGTAAAGATGCTTTTTTTTCAATTATTTTTTATCAATTTTTTTTGAAAACCCTATGTAATGTCTTTACTTGAAATGTTCCTTGTTATTTTTTCACAAAGTAAACAACCCAATTTCCTTTCTCGTTTTCAATTTTTATCATATCGATCAAATTTTTGAAGTTATTGACAAATTTCATGAAAGTGGCATGATCCATGATGTAATAATACCTTAGTTGTGTTTTTTTGTTACTGTCTCGCGATTTCCACTCTACATAGTTATCACCAAGCACAAATCGTCTTTTTTCTTGATTCTCTAGCGACCACACATTGAATACGCCGTTCGCACCGCTTTTCATGACCCGAATCATCTCCATAACACATTTAATCCTTCGTTCATTAGACGACAAATGGTGAACCACTGATATACACATACAATAGTCAAATATATTTGATCGAAAGGACAAATTACAACAATCCGAATAAAATACTTCTTTCCATCTGCTTTTACAGATGTCTAAGAAGAATTGATTACAATCAACACCCACCATGGAATCGTGTATCATGTTTTTTCCATTACCACACCCGATATCCAACCCATATAATGACCCTTTGTCTGATAAAAAGTGCTTCACGAAGTTCCATATATGAAACCTTGTATGTGAGAACTCTCTCGCGATATTATCGTAAGTGTCAAGAACATATTTCCGTTCAATATAGGTGGTAGTCATAATAATTGCAACTATTTAAAATTTGATAAATTAATTTCAAATTTTAATTAATAAAAAAACATATGGATACCTTATTCATCGAAATTCAAAACATCGATAACCAGATGAATTTACTACAAAAGGACATTGAATATTTGGCGAACTGCTACATTCATGACGATACCAGTTTTGAGTTACCCGTTTCAGACGACGATACCATCGTAGAGATCGATTATCATACGCTAACTGACCGAGTTAAACGGAAAATATTGGAAAAATCTCCCAACACACACATTGACAATATTAAGTTAATGTCATATATAGATTACTATTACCAATTTCTAATCTGAGTTTATTGATTCAACTTGACTTTCGATAGTTTCTTAGTCGGGATAATAACTTTATCGTTGTTATTTTCTTTAACAAGTGGTTGATTTTTTTTTGAAAATGGGCGAGCATAGTGTGTTTTTTTAGATTCGCAATGTTTGCAATCATATATGTATTCTATACGTGACAACAAATTGTCAATATTGGATGTTGGTTGACTCATAATGATAAATGGGTTTGATTATAATTTATACAATTATTAAAATTTTTTAAATTAATTTAATGTTTAAAAAAAAATTGATAAAAAACTTGAAGAAAAAACAACAATTCAACAACAAACAAAAACAACCAACAAACAACAAGATGTCTTTGTTCACCCAGACCATTGAAGTTCTCCAGTTGCCCAAACATGATTTTACTGAAACGCCAATGAAAGCAATTTGGCAAGACTATTTTGATACATTGGAACAATGGGAAAATCAGAAAAAAGAAACAGATTATGTTTATACAGGTTTAGCCCTGCAAATTGAAATAAACATGTTACCTTTACCAGAAACGATTCCTGAATTAAATATCCCTAATACCCCCAAGGAAAAATTAAGGAAAGCAGTGAAAAGTTTCAAAAATACGATCAAAATGTTTAAAGAAGGTTCAACTAGTTTCGCCACGGATTGTGTTTGTTGATAATTGAAGTTGAAACGATTTGAAGTTAAAAATTCAAAAAATAACAAAACAAAAACAAAACAAAAACAAAAAAACTGGATCTAACACAGTTTTTTTTGTTTATTTAAAAATTTGAAAGGGTATTAAGATTAAAAAGTAAACATGAAAATAATTACATGGAATGTTAACGGATGGCGTTCAATGTTAAAAAATGATCATTTTAAAAATCTCATGAATAAAGAAGATCCGGACATTGTTTGTTTACAAGAAACTAAATTGAACAAATCGACACATATTGACTTTAAAGGATACAAAGTATTCGAAAACACCGCCGAAAAACCAGGTTACTCGGGAACAGCGATCCTGTACAAAGACACAATTTCGTTTAAAGGATTCAAAAAGAATCGCAGCGAAGGACGTATTTGTATGATGGAGTTTGAAGACTTTTCTTTGCTGAATGTATACACACCAAACTCGGGTGATAAAACAAAACGACTTGATTATAGAATTAACTATTGGGACAAAACATTTTTGGAACGAATCAAAGAGATTCATAAAAATATCATAATTGTGGGAGACTTGAATGTGGCACGAACGGAGAAAGATTTGAAGCATCCAAATTCTAACAAAAAAAATGCAGGGTTCACCGTTGAGGAAAGAAACAGTTTCGAAAACATTTTAAAGAAACGAAAATTGAAAGATGTGTGGCGAGAACAAAATCCCGAAAAGGAACAGTACACCTTTTGGTCCAACTTTAACAACGCAAGAAAAAATAATGCAGGATGGAGAATAGACTATGTCTTAACAGATCATGTAAATATCAAAAATTGTAAGATATTAGACCAAGTCATGGGATCTGACCACGCGCCTATAGTATTTGAGATAATTACTTCCTTGAAGATTTAAAATGTTCCATTTTAGACTCAACAAGGTAGGGGCCTTGTATCCCCATGTAAAATCAATAGTAGGAATCTCACCTACGATGGTATAACTTTTTCCATCCTGTAACATTCTGTAACATGGTGAAAGACGGAATGTTAAAACACGCTGGGCGTTCCTGTTTTTCAATCCAACATTTGGTTATGTTCTTAATGTTGATTGCAGAGTTAGCGTCTTGTGTCCTGAAAACGGTTTGTTTGACTTGTGGTCTCGCGCATCCAGAACATGTCAACAGACGAAACTGTTTTTTTCAATATTGTAACAACCTAAATCGTTATGACACTCACAACACTTTTTACTTGTGTTGTATTCGTTGATAGTTATTGTGTCATACTTTATTATGAATCAACTTTCTCAATCCTTTATTCATGGTAGTCATAACATGTTTCATTTGACTGTTATGACTCCAATTACCGTAACCAATTAATAAGTTGTCTCCAAATGTGAGCTATGTATACGAGATGTATAAAAACTAAATACAATTTACCAAAAAGCATTCGCATTTAAATAATATTTATCTAATATATATATCATGAGACATGAAAAGAAAGATTTGTTTAAAAGGTATAAAGTACATCGATCATTATGGTGTTCATCATATATCCAAACAAATTAACTCGATAGATGATCTTATAGAGTTGGGTGATATATATGAACCGGGCATTAAATACAACATTGATTTAGAAAAGGTATATTGTATTCAAGCCAGTTTGAAAAAATTACAAACTACGATAGGACTACACGACATAAAAAAGAAGATTGTTCATCAAATTATTTATTTTTTACAGAACTTTCATGACGAAGAGATGTTGCACACAGTGATTCAAGGACCACCGGGTGTTGGTAAGACGATGTTGGCGAACATTATAGGAGAAATTTACTACAATATGAACATATTCAAAACATCCTCTGAGTACAAATTTATAATTGCTCGTAGAAGCGATCTAATTGGGGAATATTTGGGAACAACATCAATCAAAACACAAAAAATGATCGATAAATCAAGGGGAGGAGTATTGTTGATAGATGAGGCATATGCGTTGGGTAATAGTGAAGGGAGGGATAGCTATTCTAAGGAATGTATTGATACATTAAATCAGAATTTATCAGAAAACAAAGATAAGTTTTTATGTATTATTGCGGGATACAAACATGCGCTCGAAAAAAACTTTTTTAATTACAACGAGGGGTTGAAACGAAGATTTCCTTTTGTGTACACCATTGAAAAATACACTCATCTGGAGTTGGTTGATATTTTTTACAACATATTTACCCGAGACAAATGGGTGTGCAAAAAAGATGACCGAATCAAGAATCTGTTTGAAGAGAAATATAACGAATTTAAGAATATGGCGGGCGATATCGAAACATTGGCGTTCGTCACCAAAATAGAACACAGCAAACGCGTTTTATTTCTGGACAAAAGCAAAAAGAAACACATAAACCTTGAAGACATACAAAAAGGGTTTGATAACTTTTTAGAAAATCGAGGGGTAGATAAATCACAGGAAAATCATATTAACATATTGTCGCATATGTATATGTGAGGTTTGCTTACAAGCTGTCCAACAAATCACTCACCATATCAGTGGCTTTGTGAAGTTTGTTCAACTCCTCAATTAAAGTAATATTCTCTTGCTTTGTAATGTTTTCAAACTTGCGATGGTAGTAAGACACGCCAATTAGCGTAGATACGAAAGTCACATAAGCAACAAATTGCATGATGGGTTTTTCAATGTTCAAAGCCAACATATAAAACATGATCGTGTGAAACATAAGAATGTAATACATATAAAAGTAGTTATTGTAAAACTGTTGATAGTTCTTTTTCAGTATTTTTTCCACTTTGTTCATTTCATGAATATTTTTCATATATCCTTGAAGGATATTCTTGCTTTTTGTAATGCTGTCGTTCTCATCCTCCATTTCATCCTTCTCTGCCCGGATCGTTCTTAACTCGTCTTTCAACTCATCAATTTTTGTGGCGTAGGCTCTGTTTTGCAACAGAATATGATCAACCGCCTTATCCTCTTTGTTAAGAATCGCCTTGACGGTCTGAGCGGTATTCATAGTGAGATCAATGATTGTTGTTGTTGTTGTTGTTGTTGTTGTTGTTGTTGTT